AACTGCCCAAGAGATTCGCGGTATTAACGCCGAAGCAAACTTGGGAATGGATGAGCAATCTACAATCATTCAAAGCGTTGACAGCATTCATGAGCAGGTCACGAAAGTTTCCGACAATCAACCGTGGTGGGCTGCGATGCTCGGCAAGATAGCAACGGCTGCAGCCATCATCGGAGTAGGTTTTCTGCTATGGCAAACTGGACTCGGCTACTTGATTAAGAAAATCGTGTATTCTATTGGCTGGTTCATTCCAGCATCGGTCAAGCGTGAAGTTGCGCTCGATACGAAGAGCATGAATAGTGACAACCCCGCAACTTTGCGGGAATCAATCGCTGCGAAACGTGCGTCAAACGATGCGTATAATGCAGCATGGAAACTTCAACGGAGAAAATGACATGGTATTTATAGCAGATGCACTTGGAAACCTTTGGTGGACAGCACTCGTATTCGTAGCAGGAGGCGTATGCGCTCTTATCTTTCGCCCACTCATTAACAAGATGCTCGGCAGATGATCGAGGCACAAGAAGTTTATACCGCTGGCTCTGAGGTTTCAGAAGCATACATAGCGGGAAGCGAACAAGGGGAAATCTATGCCTGACGCAACAATCACCGAGAGCATTATCTTTGAAGGTTCAAGCCCTACCGTACTTGCAAGAGTGCTGGGCAACGATGCAGCAGCAATACAACAATCAGACTATGGCGACATCACGTTTGAAGTTTTCAAGAACAGTTCGACAACGGCAACCGTGACAGGAACGGTTACAGTTTCAACGTCCGTGTTCGACTCCTATCAAACAGATGCAAGATGGAGTGTGGACTCAACTGGTTACAATTTCAGGCATTCGCCAGCAGCGACAGTCTTTGCAGATGGGAACGCGAGTTATCGAATCGAGTACAAGTTTGAGCCAACTGGCGAAGAACCGTTCTGGCTCGTTTACCTCGTCACAACAGTGGAGGTGCGAAGTGATTAGATGCCAACTTTATTGGGACAGGTTGCGGGTCATAATTGGCGTATGCTATTTGATAGCGGTGGTCTGTTGATTGCGAATGCGAATAACGTGCAACTTGACAATGGAGCAGCAAGCGGGTGGATACGACTTAACGCTTGCCACTTTGCACAAGCGTTTCATCTTGACGGTTCTCGATAGGGAATGGCAAGTCGTTGGAACTTCGATGTTCTGGCATGAGGGTGAGGACGGCAGCAACTATCTGCTTGACACGATTGAAGTAGACAACGATGCGGAAGAATATTTGGACGAAGCACTCTTGGATGTGAGGGACTAATGCGAACAAAGAAAACAAAGATAGACGACCTGTTCAATGACCCAGCGAATGTACGCAAGCATGATCAGCGAAACATTGATGCGATTAAAGCATCGCTGAAACGGTTCGGGCAACAGAAGCCCATCGTGGTCAACACCAACGGAATAGTTATTGCTGGCAACGGTACGCTCTCTGCTGCGCGTGACCTTGGCTGGAAAGATATTGCGACCGTTGAAACCAACCTCGATGGCGTTGATGCGACTGCGTATGCGATCGCCGACAACCGTTCGGCAGAGTTGGCGATATGGGACGAAGATGCGCTGGCTCAAACCTTGGCATCGTTGCAGAATGACGAATCAATTGATGAACTGGTATCTGGATTCAACGAGCAAGAGATTGAGGACTTGATTGGCAAGACGGGTGACATCGAAGAAGATGAAGTTCCAGAGTTGCCTGAAGAAGCCGTCACGCAAGTTGGCGATTTGTGGTTGCTTGGTGAGCATCGTTTGTTGTGTGGTGATTCAACGAGTGAAGATGATGTCGCACGATTGATGGATGGGGAGAAAGCGGATATGTGTTTTACTGACCCGCCTTATGGGGTGGGATACGAGGGCATGAAATCATCCATGTACGGCACTGGCGGGAGAAGTGGCAAGTCGAGAAAGAGATTGCAAAACGATGATTCAACCGATATTTATGGTCGGGCATTACCTATAATTTGCCAACACTGCAACGGTGTGACATATCTATTTTGTGGGGCGGGTCACGAAAGATGTGTTTTGAATCACATACATGAAAACAAAATGACTATATCAAATACTATGGTATGGAAGAAGGACGGTGGATTTGGTGCGTTGGGTGCGAACTACAAACCGATATTTGAATTGTTTTATTATTTAGCACCAAAGAAAGGTGGCAGGGGATTTGTAGGTGCAAGCAATGAAACAACAATGTGGGAAATTTCAAAGGTCTTTAATAACAAACTCCATCCAACACAAAAGCCCGTTGCACTTGCTGTTCGTGCAATATCAAATCACACCGCAAAGACGGTGCTTGATTTGTTTCTTGGTTCAGGCTCAACCCTCATCGCTTGCGAACAACTCAACCGCAAATGCTACGGCATGGAGATTGACCCGTTGTATTGCGATGTGATCGTCAAGCGATGGGAAAACCTTACAGGCAAGAAGGCAACGCTGGATGCCTAACGACACCGACAACTTCAAACCTAACGGCGACTTCGCTGCTGGCAACAAGTGGGCTGCAAAGAAGGGCGATGTACGAAACCCTGATGGTAGGAAGCCGAACATATCAATCCGAGAGGAACTTAAAACGTATATCAATTCGACCGAGGGGAAATTGGTTGCAGAGCAACTCGTCAAGGTTTGCGCGAAACGAGCATTGAAGGGTGACTTCAAGTTCTGGAAACTACTCATGGAAATCATCGATGGCAAGATCCCAGAACGACTCGAAGGCGCAGATGGCGAAGCGTTGACGTTCATTATCAAAGAAGCGATGAAACCAAAAGACGATGACAGCGAATGAACTCACAGTCTTACCGCATCAAATGCGATTCCTCGCAAGCGAGTACCGTGAATGCTTATTTTCGGGCGGATTTGGTTCTGGTAAATCGAGAGCGGTTTGCCTCAAGTGCGCAATGCGAGCCAGCGTTCCAAACTCCCGTGAAGGATTATGTCGAAAGACTGTTGTGAGTTTGAAGCGATCAACGCTCAAAACCCTACTTGAACCCGATGGCAGTCTGCCTCCAGTGTTGCCAATGGGTAGTTACGAATGGAAAAAGCAAGACGGTGAAATCAGAATCAGGGGCGGTGGAACAATCATGCTCTTTGGGCTTGATAACCCAGAGCGAGTGGCAAGTATGAACTTGAGTGGCATCGGGATTGACGAAGTAGTTGAGTGCAGTAATGACGATTACACCATGCTACGCGGTAGAATCAGGATGCAGATTGAAGGGCTGTCGAATCAAATCTACAGTGCTTGCAACCCGTCAAGTCCTCAACACTGGCTTGCCAAGCGGTTCGGGCTTGATGGCGAAAGCAAGACAGCACCAAACTGCGAAGCGATAATGACCAAGGCAACTGACAACTGGTTCTTGCCTCAAGACTACATTGACGACTTGCAAACCATGACAGGCGTGGCGAGGAAGCGATTCGTGGAGGGCTTGTGGGTTGGCTCTGACGGGTTAGTCTACGACCGATGGAATCCCTCGCTATCTGTAAGCGATGATATGCCGACCGAATTTGAACGCGTGATTGTTTGTGCAGATCACGGCTACAATAATCCTGCTTGCCTTATCCTATTAGGTGAGAAGGATCAACGTCTATTCTGTATACGAGAATGGTACTTCCGTCAACAACTCGAAGCCGACATAATTGCGGAAGCAAAGCGATGGCAAGAGGAATACCCGATTGAGTGTTTCGTTGTTGACCCAAGTGCTGCTGGACTTCGGGCAGCAATGCGACACGCGAACCTTGATGCAGTGCCAGCAAACAACTCGGTACTTGCAGGGATTCAAACAGTGTCGGCGCAACTCGGAACTGACCCTGCTGGGCGACCCCTGTTGACAATACACCCCGACTGCAATAACCTACTGCGTGAGTTCGGGGTTTACGAGTGGAAGAAAAGCGCAAGCGGAACTTTCCGTGACGAAGTTGTTAAGTCACATGATCACGCACTTGATGCCCTTCGGTATGGAATTGTCTATATGCGCGGAATTCGCACAGTCCCACAAGTGCGCGAGTTTGTAGAAAATACAACGGCTTATGATATGTTTAACGATGAACGAATGTGGACGGAGTTTTGACAATGGCAAAATGGCTAAAGAAGAAATCGGGCGAGGAAGCAATAAAAGCAACAACAAGAGAATCGTACCTCGAATCCACCTTCCAGCCAATAAGCGGTAGAGATGGTGCGGTTCGCAAACCTGAAAACTATACGGGCTTCATGCAGCGATTCACTGGCTGGGTCTACGCAGCAGCACAACAGAACGCTCGTGGGGTTGCAGCACAGACGCTTCGACTGTATGCCGTCCGTCCTGAGAATGCCACAAAGAGTTTGTACAAGACTCGCGAGTTGTCAAACTTTGAACGGGCGTATCTTAGCGGATCACTAGAACATCGACCCAGTAAGCACGTTAGCAGTAACGCTTCGGCTGGTGGTGTCAATGTTGAGGAAGTGGTAGAACATCCAATTCTTGACGTTCTCAATAACCCATCGCCAGACATGGACGGCTACTCGCTGACTGTGTTGCGAATGCTCAATCTTCAATTGACAGGCAACTCGTACTTGCACCCCATCATCAGCGAAAGTCTTGGCGTTCCAGTTGAGTTGTATTCGATGGCAAGTAATCTGGTCGAAATAATTGCAGACCCAGCGTTTGATAGTCTTGTTGCTGGTTATATGTACGGGATGCCAAACAACCTGAACGAGTTTGCAACGAATGAAGTATTGCACGAACGACAACCAAACCCGCTGGATATGTACTATGGTAAAGGGTGGGTAAGCGCAGCCATTGAAGCAATCGATCTACTTGAGTCGATGCAAGAGTACGAACGCAACTTGCTAGAAAACGAAGCCAGACCCGATTGGGCTGTGATGGTCAAAGACAATATGACCGATAGCCAGTTCCAGCGTTTAGAAAACAGCATCAAAAAGAAACTACAAGGCAAAGGCAATCGGGGAATTCCTTTTATTTTCGAGGGTGGAATCGATGCGAAAACTTTGAGTTTCAGCCCGCGCGATCTCGCATTTTCAGAAGGCGAGAACCGCA